TGGCTGTCGGGCACCAACGTAACTTCCGGTACTACTGTTATCGGTGTTACGCATGGTCAAGGTGTTATCACCGGCTTCACCATGTCTGCTAACGCAACTGGTGCTGGTACGCAAGCCTGGGTGTTTTCGCCGACGATCACTGTTAACAACCTTGGTTCTGGCGTCCTGTAAGCCTTAGACTACTTTAATTTAATTAGGAGATTTAGATCATGAGTATCGGTGTATTTAATACTGGTCAGTTTGCACAAGATCTGGCAGCTAAGTCGTTTGCGGGAATGATCACTCGGCTCATGCCGAATGGTACTGCTCCGCTGTTCGGCCTGACTGCTATGCTGTCAACTGACACTGCGCTGCAAGTTGAACATGGTTTCTTCACCAAAACCATGCTGTTTCCTCAGCTGACTGTTTCTGCTGCTGGTCAGACTGCTGCTGACACGGTGTTTACTGTTACCTCTACCAACAACGTGCTGCCAGGCATGATTATGCGGGTGGATTCGACTTCTGGTATTGGTGAAAACATTCTCATCAACTCCATCCTGTCGCCCACTCAAGTATCTGTTCAGCGTGCGATGGGTACTTCATCGGCTGCTGCAATTGCTGCTTCCGCTAACCTGTATCAAGCAGGTAACGCGTTCGAAGAATCCAGCCTTCGGCCGACGGCTCTGGCTATCAACCCGGTTCGCGTAACTAACCTGACCCAGATCTTCCGTAACACCTGGGCTATCAGCGACAGCGCACGCGCAACTCAGATGATTGCTGGTGACACCAACGTTGCTGAGAACCGCACTGACTGCGCTGCGTTCCATGCTGCTGATATCGAGAAGGCTCTCTTCTTCGGTCAGAAGTTCTCTGGTACTCGCAACGGTCAGCCGTTCCGTCTGATGGATGGTATTCTCTCCATCGTCAACAACCTGAACTACTATCCGTCGAGCTACTCTGCTGCTAACGTAACCACGGCTGGTGCTACTACCAACTACACCCAGTTCGAAGCTGCTTTCGACCCGGCATTCAACCAAGCTACTGACCCCAAGTATGCCAACGAACGTATTCTGTTCTGCGGCGGTGCTGCCAAGAAAGTGATCAACAACATTGGTCGCCTCAATGGCACCTACTACATGGTGGATGGTCAGACTTCCTGGGGCTTGCAGTTTAGCACCATTAAGATTGCTCGCGGTACTTTCCGTGTTATCGAGCACCCGCTCTTCAACACCAATACTTCGTGGGCGAAGCTGGCTGTTGCGGTTGATCCTTCCTCGTTTACTCTGGCTTACCTGGGTAATCGTAAAACTCAAAACAAGGAATTCAACCTGTCTGGCGACGTAGCTGACAATGGCATCGACGCAGTTGGTGGTACCCTGACCACGGAACTTACTACCGTGATCAAGAACCCGCCGGCGTTTGCTGTTATGTCCAACCTTACCGCAGCTGCGGCTGGTTAATCACACCAGAACAGACAAGGAATCTGCGGCCAAAAGCTGTTGGTTCCTTGTCTTAAGGAGATGACATGGCAGATGTACAAGCACCATCTAATGTAAGTTCAGTAACGTTTGTAACCTCAGGTGTTAAAGCAGTTTCGGCCGGGAGGATTAACGGTATTACTACCGCGGAAGCTCAGTCTCTTATTGGAGGCGGAAACACCTTTAAAGGAGATCAAATTGGTGAGTGGTATGGTTTCAGGCTAGAGAATGCTAACTTGTCAACAGGTAACACTTCTTTTCTAGCTCCTGCTACTCTCACTTCAATCACAATGTCTGCAACTCCTTACGCAGTATCTGGTGGTCGTATTACCAACGTACCTGCAGCAGACGCAACTCTTTTGTTTACTCAAGGCTTCAACCTCGTTAATCCGTAACAGGATCAAACCTCTTAATTCCTAAGGACTTACTACCATGGATCAATTTGGCCTTCTTACTCCTCCCGCTGATGTAGCTGGTGCTCAAATGGCAGCTATGACAGGAGTACAACCTCTTAAAGCGCTAACTCAGCCGTTTCCTATTGTAAAAACTGAACCAGTTGTTTACAAATCTGAGTTTCCTACCATGTCGATGCATCGTCGTGATGGTAAACGAATCTCTTTCCGCAATGGTTACTTCACTGCTGACCAAAAAGCTGACATCGAACATCTTGACTACGAGATCGAAGCTGGCTTTCCTGGTATGCGTCGCGCTACGCCTGAAGAAACTCAGCAAGCTGCATTCATGGAGAACCCAATCAAAGCTACTGCTGAAAAAGCTGCGGCTGAAGCGGTATCAGCTGTGGCTGCAGAATACGAGCAGCGTATGGCAGCTATGCGAGAGCAGATGGAAGCTGAGTTTGCGGAACGGATGCGCACCGCTAAATTGATGGCAGGTCAAGCTGCCGGCACGGGCGCTAAAGATTCTGTTGGAGATAAGTCAGCATCCGCGGCCGAAGTTGACAAACTTGCTCAAGGTGCAGCAACTCCTGCTCCCACTGCTGGTAAGCCAACCCTGGGTCCTTTGCCTGTAACGCTCGGCGCTGTTTCTACTGCTCAACTGGGCGGTGGTGCGGCTGATTCTACCTCGAAGTAATCCAGTAACTTTTTGATAAATCTCCTGTAAATCATGACACTCACTGAGCTGTGTACAGAAGTAGCAACAATAGTGAATCGTCCTGATTTACAGGACACTGTTATAAAAAGTCACGTCAAAGCCGCTACTTACTCTGCTCATTCGCGCGAAAACTGGTGGCGCGACAAGCAGGAAGGTACTCTGACTTTTTCTACCAGTGATTATTATCAATCTATCGACCACACTGTTCCCACTCGATTTAGGTCGTGGAGCTATCTCAGAATCTGGGATCCTAATGGTACAGATCCTCTTACTTCCATGGTTACGGGCGCAGCAGGTAAATTTTTTGAGCTCACTACTGATCCAGAATCTCTCTTTGATGGCTACGGTAATCCTAAGAAGTACACTGGTGTTGCTGTTGGTAATGTTACTAACCTTAGGTCAACTGAAAAGTTTTCTCAAGTTATTGCTGGTTGGTACCAAAATCCTATCGTTACTCCAGATGGTTCTTATAATTCCTGGATTGCTACTACTAATCCGTACTTTATTGTATATACGGCAGCATCGTTAATGTATGCTGGTATCAATCAATTGGATCAAGCGAGGAAGTGGGAAAAGATGGTACTGGATGAATTGACCACGCTTAAAGCTGCAAATCTCCTGCCGCGAGGTTACTAAGATATGACTGGAACTATTTGGCAAGGTGGTGCTGGAACTCCTGCTGGTTACATGGGAACTACACATGCAAATGGCGTAGTATTTGTTGATGCTAATGGCATCCAGCAAGCTGATCCAACGCTGCTAACTTTTGACCAGACAACAAAGAAGTTTAGCTTCCCTAGCGGCGGGACGATTGAAACTCTAGCTGGCAACATGATATTTAAACCCGGAGGTTTGCCGGGGATCAGATTTGCAGCTGTGGCTAACGCAGTAAATGAATTTCAAATGCAAGGTTCGCCAACATCTGGCTTTCCTTACTTGGGAGCTATTGGTGGAGATGCTAACATCAGTTTTGGTTTCTATTCCAAAGGTGCTGGCTCTATCTACTTCTTCTCCAACACAACTGCTAGTCCTGAACTGCAAGTTGTAGGTAACGCAGCTAACAGTACAAGATACGTTACTATCACTGGGTCTAACGGCGGCAATCCTAAGATTGGTGTTTTGGCAGGTAGCTTAAACATAACAGCTAACATCATTACAGATTCAGGATTAACTGTTGGTGCAGGGTTGACTGTCACGAACGGAATAACAAGTAATGCAGGTGGTATCTTCAGCTCTGATATTGGAGTTAATGGATCTAACATCACATTGCAAGGTGATACCAGCGGACCAAACAAACCCAAGAAGTACATTCGCGCGCAAGGCGGTTCGTTGCAGTTTCTTAGCGATGCGTACAGTCCTATTGGGGTGTGGAGCGATGGTGGCAACTTGCAGGTGATTGGGCAGTTTGCTGCAAATGGTGTAGCTCCTAGTGCACCCGCCGCAGGTTATGGAACTCCCACAGGTGGAGCTAGGCAGATTAGTTTTGCGGCAGGTGCTATTACCCTTCCTAACTTGGCTGCAGCAGTTGCGCAGCTTATCATCGATCTAAAAGCAACTGGGCTTATCTCAGCTTAACTTTACATAAACTTTACATAAACTTTACAGGAACTAACATGGCACTCAAAAAAGATCTTCCAACTGGTTTTGACGTAACTGCAGGTTACTGGAACATTGGAGAGGAGCACAAAGATTACAGAGAGTCCACTAATACAGTTGTTTTGTATGGTTACGCTTCTAGGGCTTCTCGTGTAAAGAATGCACAACCTCTCAGTTCTGCGCAGATCAAAATTACTGGTGCTGATTTTGATCCTACTATGAGTCGTGCGCAGATCTACACTCACATAAAAACCAAAGATCAGTTTGCTGACGCAGTAGATGATATCTAAGGTGTATAGATGACTACTCCTTATACTATCGAGCCAGCAAATCCCGCACAGCCAACGGATGACAAACCTGCTGGCTACGAAGGTGCGGAACTGCGAGCGCTTAAAGCATATATCCAAACTAATATCATGCCGGTGCTGTCTACATATCCTTCAGGGAATACGGCGCCGATGATCATTTACCAGCATCTCACGTTTAAGTAATCTAAATAAAGGAATCTAGCTATGTCTACCAATGCTTCGTTTGCTGCAACTCCTCGTCAAGGCCTTGCCAATGTTGTAGTTGCTAACCCTAATCGCGATGGTACAGGAACTCTGGTTGATGTGTTTGTTGCTGGTGCTTCTGGCTCGCGCGTAGATAAGGTAGGTTACCAAGCAGCAGCTACTACCACTGCTGGTATGATCCGCTGGTTTCTTAATGATGGAACTAACACCCGGTTGATTCTTGAGCAGACAGTAGCAGCAGTAGTAGGTTCAGCGACCGTGCCGGAAACTTCTGGTGTTAACCCGTCGCTGGAACTTGCTAATGGTGCGGCGGGTCCGTTCCCTATGATACTTCCTTCCGGCTGGCGCATTAAAGCATCTACCGAAAAAGCCGAAAGTATCAATGTCTGGGCGCAGGGCGGAGACTTCTAATCATGAACCGCGGACTCTACGGTCCTTTTTCTGGAAGGCAACCAACAGGCGCTGTAGGTATATCTCCTATCTACGAGTCTCCGGATTCTGGCATTTACGCAGTATCTTCAAATATCAACTGGTCTCATGGATTGAACTATCGTCCTAAGTTGTGGACAGTTGGTTTGCGAGTTCTCAACGCGTTTGGTTCCTATCAAGTTGGCATGGAAATAGGCTTTCTCCAATTTCAGGTAGATTCTGGTGGCGTACTAGCTAACGCAGGTAATATGACACCTTATGTAACTACTGCTTTGATAGGTTTTTACACTGGTGATGTATTGCCTAAAATCTCAGACCCGTCGTCAGCTTTTACAAATATCCCTATTGTCGCAGCAAATCTGCGTCCCTTTGCTAGAATCTTTGGCTAGAATAGAAACTTGTCATGGCACAGCAGCGACATAGAGTTAACCTTTCTGCTGCAAACTTCCCATTCTCCCAAACTTTCTTTGGGCAGTCTGTTATCGTCGGTCGGCAGGACCAAAACTTCAACAGAGAAGTTGACTCCAATGCTGACTCTGACAAAGATCGTGGCATTCCTCAGATCTACTACTGCCACAACGTAGTTCCTA